TTCGGACGACGACGGGCTGGTATGACGCGACCGACCCGAATCGACGCGGAGCCGATCAAAGCGGCAAGGCGATTCTGGCACGGAAAGAATCACAGGCCGAAGGGAATACCAATTACCATGAAAACTTTGGCGAAGCTCTGAATTATGAAGGAATGATTCTCCTTGACCTTATTCCGAAGATTTATACCCGACCGGGGCGGGTGATTCGACTCGCTGGTCTGGAAGATGATACCCAATCAAAAATGGCGCAAATGGGTCAACCATATCGTGGGGAAAATGGCGCAAGTCGGATTTACGAGTGGGGTGTCGGACGGTATGATGTGGCGATTACAGTCGGCGCAAGTTATACGACACGGCGTCAGGAAGCCGCCGCATGGCAACTCGATCTAATGAAAGTGCTACCCCCACAGATGGCCGCGGCGATGGCACCGATTGCGGTCAAGAACATTGACGGACCGGGTAATCAGGAAATCTCGAAGCGCCTCAACCAGACCTTGCCGCCAGAACTACAGGGCGAGAAGGAAGAAGCGCCGATTCCGCCCGAAATTCAACAGCAACTACAGCAGTCTGAGCAGATGATTCAACAGTTAACGCAGCGCGTGACCGAACTGGATGGAGCGATCCAGATGGATGAAGTGAAGGCGCAAAAGGAGTTGACCCGGACGCGAGAATCGGATCAAGCCAAGGAACGAGTAGCGCGGATTCAGGCTGAATCGGACATGGCGCGTACGCGGATGGAACTGATCAAGGAAATGATGAAGATTGACGCCGCCGGTGGTACTGCCATGGCGCAGGAAGAAACCAAGCGTCTGCTGAAGTTAGCCGATTTGGAAGTGGCGATGGATACGGCGATGGGACAGGCGATGACCGCCCCACCACAACAAGCGGGTCCTCCGCCGGGACCTGAAGGCATGATGCCGCCGGAAGGACCGCCAATGCCAGAAGAAGGGCCACCGATGATGCCACCACAAGGTCCTCCGATGGTCTAAAGGATTATCATGCCATTAAAAACTGGTTCCAGTAAGCAGGCTGTGAGTGGTAATATTCGGACATTGCGTCACGAAGGCTATAAACCGAAACAGGCGGTCGCCATTGCAATGAGCAAGGCAGGCAAGGCAAGGAAGCCAAAAAAACGGAGGGCAAATGCCACCTAAAAAGAAACCACGACCGTCGAAAAAACCGCCGAAGATGCGGTATTGATTTTGAGCTTGGAAGGGAAACAGAAGGTACGGCGCGTGCAATCCACTGTGTGAACCCTGAAACTGAAGAGGCAGGTGACACGACCTCTTCCAAGCTCTTTTGGTGTTGCACCGACCAGAACGAGGTGCGGAAAGAGAAGAAATGGCTCCTGAAATAGAAGAAACGACACAAGACGCAGTTGAAACTACGCCAGAGGCTCCTCCGGTTACACCGGAAGAAACGGGGGCGGAACCCGTTGATGCACCGCCAGTGAACGAACTATCTGAGTTTCGTGCAGCACGGAAAGCCGAACGAAATGGAGAGGTGTCTGACGACGCAGAAGAGAAGCCACCTGCTCAAGAGGCTGCGACTGAGGAATCTGAATCTATCGCCACCGAGACGATTGATCCGGACAAGCATGTCTATGATCCGGATACTGGCGAGGTGCTGGATCGTCGGACACGGGCAGCAAAACGTATTGAGGTCTTACTCAGAGAGCGTCATCTTCTTCGTCAGCAGCTTGCGGGTCAGCAGCCACCTTCCGAGGTACCTGCCCAAACGCCTGCACCAGAGGCGCAAGCGGTTCCCGCGGAAGAGCCAGAGCCAACCTTAGCACAGTTTAGTCAGGAGCCTGATCCCTATGCGGCATTTATGGCCGCGAATGCACGATGGCACGCTCGACAAGAGTTTCAGAAACAGGCAGCAGAGCAATCTACGGCGAACCGTACCGCGCAGGTAGAAGCACGGGTCCAAGATGCACAATCCTCTTGGGACGGCAAACTCGATGAGGTACGAACACGGCTTCCCGATTTCGACAAGGCGTACAATCATATGTATCAAGCGTTGCCCACCGATGGCAGGCAGCGTCCCTTGGTCGAAACGCTCCTTACATCGTCCATCGGTCACGATTTGGCCCATTATTTGGGAACGAATCCCAAAGCGGTCACGGACTTGTACAACCAGCCTACGCTCAAGGCGCATCTTCGGGCGATTGGAAAAATCGAAGCGCAGGTCGAAGCTCAATTATCAAAAGGAGCTACGCCTGTATCTACTCCTGTAGACACTCCACCGCCACCAATGAATCCGGTGGGTGCGGGTGCTACGCCCACTAATTACAATAGTTCGACGGCGACTCTGGCCCAATTTCGCAAACATAACGGAGTGCGTGGTGGACGTCGAAATGCGTAAGGTGGGATTTTCATAAAGGTAAGTGATGGCGAATAATCTACCCACAATAGATGACATCACTTTGGCTGCACTAGATGTGTTTGAAAACAACCTCTATGCCGCCAAGTGTTGTAGTCGAAAGCTCGAAGGCGACTTCGGGTCGAAGGGTGGTCAGATTGGTGATTCGCTCCGGATTCGGAAACCGGCGCAGTTCACCGTTCGGACCGGCCAAGCGTGGGCGGGGCAGGACATTGAAGAGCAGACCGATACGCTGACGTTAGATCGGCAAAAAGGTGTGGACTTTTCGATGACCTCAAAGGAGCGCAAGCTGGATTTGAACAGCTTGACACAGCAGGTGTTAAAGCCTGCCATTGTCCGACTGGCGAATGAAGTCGATGCGAACATCTTGGAAGAGGTGACGAAAGCGACTTACAATGCCGTGGGTACTCCGGGAACCACTCCCTCCACGATGCAAACCTACATTGACGCAGGCGTCAAGCTGACGAACATGACTTGTCCACGGGGCAATGGTGAGCGTCATCTAATGGTCAATGCGGAGATGGAAGGTGACATTGCCTATGCGTTGAGAGACTACTTTCATCGCGCAGGTAAAATTAACGAGGTGTTCGACAAGGCAGAGGTGGCGGATTATGTGGCAGGCTACAACTGGTATACCGACCAGAACGTCTACACGCATACCGTCGGCACCTATGCTGGCACCCCGTTGGTCAATGGTGCCAGTCAAACGGGATCAAGTCTGATCACGGATGGCTGGTCAAGTGGTGCGTCCAACCTGACGGTGGGCGACCGCTTTACGATTGCAAACGTCTTTGCAGTCAATCCGGTTACGAAGGCTACACTGTCTGATCTTCAGCAGTTTGTCGTAACCACAGCAGTCAGTGACTCGACCGGTGATATGACGATTAGCATTTCGCCATCCATCGTGGGGCCGGGCGAACGGTTCCAGAATGTTGATTCACTGCCTGCGGATGGTGCAGCGATTACGGTGTTCGGCACGACCGGCAATGTGTATGCTCAGGGCGTGGCGTTCAACGAAGAAGCTGTAGCCTTGGCAATCGTGCCGCTCGAACGACCCAAGGGTGTGAATCAGGCTTCGATGAAGTATGACTCACAGTCGGGTGTCGGTCTGCGGTATATCGAATGGTATGACGGCGATTCCGATATCTGGAAGAGTCGTTTTGACGTCCTCTATGGCATGAAAACCCAACGACCAGAGTGGTCGGTGGCAATTGCCGCTGCTTAACAGAAAGGGAAGGTGTAGGATGCGTAAATTCTTCTTTGTTCTGCTAGTGGCTGGCTTTTTCATGGGCATGTCACAGCAGGTGGATGCACAGACATACATGACACGCACGACCCTCAGTGCAGCGATTAACAACTCTCAGGGAACGATTACGGTCGCGTCCGGGACGAATTTTTCGGCTGGACAGTTTGTGTGGGTCAATGACGAAGCGATGCAGATTTCGTCCGTGTCCGGTACGTCGATCACGGTCATTCGCGGTGTGTTAGGGACTCGCGCCCAAGCACAGGCGAGTGGGGATGCGGCCTTTACGGGGGCTGGCAACCATTTTCAACAGGTTGATCCAGAAACCGGCGAGGCGTGTTCAGAAGGCACAGGGCAAGCCCTGTATCTTCCGTGGATTAACGTGCAACGCGCTATTCTCTGGCAGTGTTACTCCAGTGCATGGCGTGGGGCGCGTGCGGCAATTATCGTCGAGAACTCAACCCCGACAACCTTGCCGTAGCGTATGA